CTTACTTAAACCTTGACTGGAAGCCGGTACCTATCTTATCTAAATTTGTAGATATTGTAGTTAACGGCATTGCAGATCGTTCTTTTGATTTAAAAGCATATTCACAAGACCCATATGGCGTAAGCAAACGCACAAAGTATATGGAATCTATTATACGTGACTTGCAAACAAAAGAATTAAATGAGTTTGCACAGCAAGCCTTCGGAATGAATCTTTTTGAAAACAGCCCAGAGCAGTTACCAGATTCTAAAGAAGAGCTTGAATTGCACATGCAACTAAGCTATAAGCAAGGAGTTGAAATTGCCGAAGAAGTAGCTATCAATACTTTACTTGATGGCAACCATTACGATCTAACTAAGAAGCGCCTTTATTACGATCTTACAACTTTAGGGGTTGCAGCAGTCAAAAATAGCTTTAGCCAATCAGAAGGGGTAACGGTAGACTATGTTGATCCAGCTTACCTGGTACACTCTTATAGTGAGTCTCCTTACTTCGAAGACATATATTATGTAGGTGAAGTAAAGTTTGTACCGCTAAACGAGCTTAAAAAGCAATTTCCTGATTTAGATGAAGCACAGCTAGATAAAATACAGAAGCAAGGAACAAAAAATCATAGTGCTGGATACGATCAGTCATTAGTAAATCATGACGTTCGCGACAACAATGTGGTGCAGGTATTATACTTTAACTATAAGACGTACATGAACGAAGTGTATAAGGTTAAAGAAACTGCTACTGGTGCTTCTAAAATTATAGTAAGAGACGATCAGTTTGATCCTCCTGTAGAATTGCTAGAAGCTGAGTTTGGTAAAATGGCCCGCTCGCTAGAAGTATTGTATGAGGGTGTACTTATATTAGGTACTGACATCATGCTTAAGTGGGAAATGGCTAAAAATATGATGCGCCCTAAGAGCGATTACGCTAAGGTTAAGATGAACTACAGCATCGTGGCGCCACGTATGTATAAGGGTAAGATTGAATCTATTGTAAGCCGTTGTACTGGTTTTGCTGATATGATACAGCTTACGCATTTAAAAATGCAGCAGGTATTACAAAGAATGATGCCCGATGGTGTATACATGGATGCTGATGGCTTGGCCGAAATAGATTTAGGTAACGGTACAAATTACAACCCGCAAGAGGCACTTAACATGTTCTTCCAGACGGGTTCTGTTATTGGCCGTTCGTTTACTAGTGAAGGTGACATGAACCCTGGTAAGGTGCCAATTCAGCCATTACAAACTGGAGCAGGTGGTCAAAAGCTACAAACTCTTATACAGACATATAACTATTACCTACAAATGATTCGTGATGTAACGGGTCTTAATGAAGCTCGTGATGGTTCTTCACCTGATTCAAGAGCATTAGTAGGTGTGCAAAAAATGGCAGCTGCAAATTCTAATACAGCAACGCGCCATATATTAGATGCAGGATTGTTCTTAACAGCTGAAACAGCTGAGTGTTTATCTTTGCGTATTTCGGACATATTAGAGTTTGATGCGTCTAGAGCGGCATTTATACAAAAAGTGGGTGGGCATAATGTAGGTATACTAAACGAAATGGAAGATTTGCATTTGCATGACTTTGGTATTTCTTTAGAGCTATCCCCGGATGAAGAAGAAAAATCGCTTTTAGAAAACAACATTCAAACAGCTTTATCCGCTGGGCTTATAGACTTAGACGATGCTATTGATATCCGCGAAGTTAAAAACTTAAAGCTAGCTAACCAATTATTGAAGCTACGCCGTAAGAAAAAGCAAGAGCGGGATCAAATGATGCAGCAGCAGAATATGCAAGCGCAAGCCCAAGCAAACGCACAAGCACAACAAGTTGCAGCTCAAGCAGAAATGCAAAAAGATCAAGCGGCTCTGCAAACAAAAACACAGCTAGAGCAAGTTAAAGCGCAATTAGAGCAAGCTAGAATTGATAAAGAGGTGGAAGCTAAGATGCAATTAATGGCACTTGAGTTTCAATATAACATGAAGTTGAAGGGGCTGGAAGTAGATGCAGCAAAAACCAAAATCTCTGAAACTGAAGACCGCAAAGACAAAAGAACCAAAATACAAGCTACGCAACAAAGCGAACTTATAGACCAAAGACAAAAAGGCGGAGCGCCTAAAGACTTCGAATCCTCTGGTAATGATATACTTGGCGGTGGATTTGGTTTAGGAAGCTTCGAACCTAGGTAATAATAACCATAACAATTATATAATATTTTATCATGAGTGAAGAAACTAAAGACACATTACCTGTTTCACAGGGTGATGATGGTACTATTAAAGTGGATTTCTCAGCAACACCGCAAGAAGCACCAGCAGAAGAACCTGTTGAGCAACCTGTAGAAGAAGCTCCAGTAGAGGAGCCAGTTGTTGAGGAAGCACCGGTCGAGGCACCGGTAACAGAAGAAGCGCCTGAAGAGCCTGTCTTAATGGAAATTACAGACGAAGAGGTAGAAGAGGCTACAGAACAGCTGGAAGAAGAAGTTGCAGAAGCAATTCAAGAATCCGCGAAAGCTGGGGCTAGCTTACCTGAAAATATTCAAAAGGTTGTAGACTTTATGGATGAAACGGGTGGCTCTTTAGAAGATTATGTACGTCTTAACACAGACTACTCTAGTTTAAACGAGGATCAATTACTTCGAGAATACTATGAAACTAAGTTTAGTGCTTACGACCGCGAGGACATTGACTTCTTATTAGCCGATAAGTTTTCTTACGACGAAGACGTTGATGATGAGCGTGAAATACGTTTAAAGAAACTAGAGCGTAAACAAGCATTATCAGAGGCTAAAAATCATTTAGACGGTTTAAAGTCTAAATACTACGACGAAATTAAAATGGGTTCAAGATTGAATCCAGAACAGCAAAAAGCGGTTGAATTTTTCAATCGTTATAATAAGGAGAGTGAAGAGGCTGCTAAAGTAGCAGAACGACAAACCAGTAGGTTTAAACAAGAAAGCGAGAAAGTATTCAGCGACAAATTCGAGGGTTTCGATTACAGCGTTGGGGACAAGAAGTACCGCTTTAAGGTTAAAGATGCTGGCCAGGTTAAAGAAACTCAAGGCGACATTAACAACTTTATCAAGAAGTTCTTGGATGAAAAGGGGGAAATGAAAGACGCTAAGGGTTATCATAAATCGCTGTTCACCGCTATGAATGCCGATCAAGTTGCACAACACTTTTATGAGCAAGGCAAAGCCGATGCAGTAAAAGACAGTATGGCACGCACGAAGAATGTCGATATGAATCCGAGAGGGACTCATGAAAAAGTTACGACACAAAACGGGTGGACTATACGTGCTGTAAATGATGGGGAAAGCACTTCTAAACTCAAGGTCAAGTTTAAAAAATAATTCATTAAAAACAAATAAGAAATGAGTTTTGCAACGTCGCCAGCTGGTCTGGCAAACTTAGCTCACCTTACTCCACGTCCTATCAAGGGCTTGTTTGGTGACAACTATTTGTCTGTGTCTGACATGGACTTTACACAACAATTCCTTCCTGAGGTATACGAGAAAGAAGTAGAGCGCTACGGAAACCGTACAGTATCAGGATTCTTGCGCATGGTTGGTGCAGAAATGCCTATGGCTTCTGACCGCGTAGTATGGCAAGAGCAAGGACGTCTACACATCGCTTACGATGATCTTACAGTAAACGCTGCTGGTACTACCATTACATTCCCTGCTAATCACTTGATTGGTGCTGGTATGACATTGGTTGTATCTAAAGGTTACAAGACTTTCAAAGCATATGTTGTTTCTGTAGCCGGTAACGTAGCTACTATCAAAGTTTACGATAGCGCTGACGGAACATTGCCTGCAGGTACTGGTACTTTGCGTGCTGCTACTGATGCTAAAGCATTCGTTTACGGTTCTGAGTACACTAAAGGTTCAGCAGGTGCTGGAAACTCAATGGACGCTTCTTTCACTACTTTTGACAACAAGCCTATCATCTTACGTGATAAGTACAATGTTAAAGGTTCTGATGTAGCTCAAATCGGTTGGGTTGAAGTAACTACTGAAGCTGGTACTTCTGGATACTTATGGTACTTGAAGTCTGAGCACGAGTCTCGTCTACGTTTTGAAGACTACCTCGAAATGAGCATGGTTGAAGCTGAAAAAGCACAATCTAATATCGCTCAAGCTGCTGCTTTCGGTAACACTGCTAAAATCGAAGGTTCTGAAGGTTTATTCGCGGCTCTAGAGTCTCGCGGTTTGGTATTTAACGACCAAGACTTCAACAACGCTTCTGGTTTAACTGGTTTAGGTGACTTTGACGTAATTCTTCAGGAATTAGACAAGCAAGGTGCTATCGAAGAGAACATGATGTTCTTGGATCGTACAACTGCTTTGGATATCGACAACATGCTTGCTCGTGCTAATAGCTACGGATCAGGTGGTACTTCTTACGGAGTATTCGATAACTCTGAAGATATGGCTTTGAACTTAGGTTTCTCTGGATTCCGTCGTGGTTCTTACGATTTCTACAAGACAGACTGGAAATACTTGAACGATTCTGCAACTCGCGGTAGCATTGCTGACGTAGAGGGTGTTATTGTTCCTGCTGGTACTTCTACTGTATACGACCAAAACTTGGGTCAGAACATTGCTCGTCCGTTCTTACACGTACGTTACCGTGCTTCTGAAGCTGAAGATCGTCGTATGAAGTCTTGGGTTACTGGCTCAGTTGGTGGAAACTACACTAGTGATGCTGATGAAATGAACGTACACTTCCTTTCTGAGCGTGCACTTTGTGTTCAAGCTGCTAACAACTTCGTAATGCTGAAGAAAACTACAGCATAATTGAGTTAATACTTATTCACCCTCGGCTTCGGTCGGGGGTGATTATTATCTTTTATTTAATTATATTATATCATGGCACAAGCTAAAAAGCCTGCCGCTAAGAAACCAGCGGCAAAACCAGCACCTGCAGCAGCAGTTGTTGAACAAATAGTCGAAGCACCAGCTCCGGCAGCACCTGTAGACACATGGGTATTTAAAGATAGATTGTACGAAATTACTTCAGGCCGTAAGCCATTAGCGTTTACATTACCTACAGTACATTCTGCGCGTACTCCTTTACTATATTTTGACGAAACAGTAGGTTACAACCGTGAGTTGCGTTATGCAACAAACCAACGTACTCCATTTGTTGATGAGCAAGAAGGTACAGCCACATTAGGGCGTATCGTATTTAGAGACGGTATCTTGCGCGTACCAAAAGAAAACGTAGTTTTACAAAAGCTTCTTTCTTTGTACCACCCATATACACTACAAGGTCGCATTATGGAATACAAGCCAGAACAGATCGCAGAAAACGAAACTGACTGGATTGAATTAGAGTTAGAAGCAATGACCGTTGCAAAAGCGATGGACATTGACGAAGCAGAAGCAATTTTAAGAGCTCAATACGGCTCAGCACAGGTATCTAACGCGTCATCTAAGGAACTTAAACGCGATTTACTAATACTTGCGCGTAATCAACCTGGTTTGTTCTTAGATCTAGCTAACGATGATAACGTTATGCTGCGTAACATTGGCATTAAAGCTACTGAAACCGGTATTTTAACTTTATCACAAGATCAACGCACATTCACATATGCAAGTAACGGTAGGAAACTATTGACGGTACCGTTTAATGAACATCCATATTCAGCTCTCGCTGCTTATTTTAAAACAGATGAGGGTATGGAAGTATTACGAGCCGTAGAAAAACAGCTATAATACATATCTTTTTGTAATTAGGCTGCTGTAAAAAGCGGCCTAATTACTTAATACACATAAACAAACACAAAATGGCAGTAAGCGTAGATACAGTATACCAGAGAGTATTAGCTATCCTTAACAAAGAGCAAAGAGGGTACGTAACTCCTCAGGAATTTAACTTGTTTGCTAATCAAGCACAGTCTGATATTTTTGAGCAATACTTTTATGATATCAATCAGTTTGGCCGAATGCATGGTAATGACACCGAGTATTCAGACATGCTCAACTTATTAAACGAAAAGATTAATATTTTTGAGAAGACTGGTAATATGACTTACTCAGCACCTAATTGGACAGTTCCTAGCGACCTTTACCGGTTAGGTACAATTATTTATAACAATATTGAAGCAGAGCGTATTAATGCAAATGAGTACTTATATATTAATGCTTCACCGCTTACTAAACCTACAAACGATCGACCAATATTTGTAGCTAGTGCTACAGGGTACAAAGTGTACGGAGCTGCAGCATTAACTTCAGGAGTATCGTGTAATTATATTAAAGTACCTGCAACAGTAGAGTGGGCTTACAACACGGTAGCCGGAAGAGCTGTATATAACGCAACAAACGCTACTAATTTTGAGTTACACGCTTCTGAAGAAACAGAATTAGTATTTAAAATACTACAATTAGCAGGGCTTTCTATCAAAGAACTTCAGGTTTACCAGATCGGTAATCAAATGGAAGGACAGAACACACAACAAGAAAAAGCTTAATAAATGGGATTAATTAGTCAAACACAAAAAGCCTATTACGAAGGTGCCGACGGCAATTGGAATAGTGGCGACGAAAATTACGGCGACTACCAGTTTATAAGCATTAAAGATATCATTAACAATTTCATCATTGCTTATGTTGGAGAAGATAAAGTTATTAGCAAAATTAAGCGCACGGATGTTGCATTTCATGCTCAGCGTGCTTTACAAGAGCTTTCCTTCGATATACTACCCTCGGAAAAAGCTTTAGAAATAGAGTTAGGGCCAGCCCTTGAGATGATTCTACCCCAAGATTATGTTAACTATGTTAAGTTCACTTGGTCTGATGCTTCGGGTATTGAGCATGTGATCTATCCTACTCGCCATTCAAGCAACCCAAAAGCTATTGTTCAAGATAGTGACTACGAATATACTTTTGATGGCAGCGGAGAAAAGCAATACGCAAATAAATCTGAAACATTAAAAGCATTTGAAGGCGCTAGTGCCGCGGATAACAACAAAGCAGAGCTTAGTACAAGCGAACTGTTCAACTTGTATCGCCATGGCCGCCGTTATGGCTTAAACCCTGAGTTTGCTCAAAGCAATGGGGTTTTCTACATTGACAAACTAAAAGGTATCGCACACTTTAGCTCAGGCTTAGTGAACAAAGTCGTTACCCTTAAATACATAAGTGATAGCTTAGGAACTGACGAAGAAATGCGTGTGCATAAATTCGCAGAAGAAGCTGTATACAAATATCTTGCTCACGCTATTCTGGCTACAAGAGCAAATACTCAAGAATATTTAGTCGCGCGCTTTAAGAAAGAAGCGTTTGCAGCAAAAAGAGTTGCAAAACTCCGTATGTCTAACCTTAAGATTAGCGAAATTGCTCAAATCATGCGCAACCAGGCTAAATGGATTAAACACTAATACATGCCAAAATTAGCACACAACTTTGTCCAGGGCAAAATGAACAAGGATCTTGATGAAAGACTTGTGCCCCCAGGCCAATATCGTGACGCTTTAAACATTCAGGTTTCAACATCTGAAGGTTCAGACGTCGGCGCTGTTGAGAATATATTAGGTAATACTAAGCTAAATAAAAAGTCGTC